AAAGGTCCGACATCCTTTGGTTGGCAGCAACCAGAAAAGGCTTTGTCAGATCCAGAAGCCGCTCGCGCATACTATGAGAAAAACCCCACACATAATGTTGGGTTGCTGCACGGCGCGTCAGGCACATGCGCTGTTGATATCGATCATGTCGAGAATACCAAGCTGATTTTTGAGGAGCTGGGCATAGACTTCAGCCTACTAATGAACTCCGCACCACAAATCATTGGGCGCGAAAATCGAGGCAAGCTGATCTTCAAGGCTCCACCAGATCTTGTGACACACAAAATATCGTGGCCGACTGAGAAAGATCCACGCAAGACCGAAGTTGTCTTTGAGCTGAGAGCTGGTTCAGTGCAAGACGTTCTACCACCATCGATACACCCAGATACTGGGCGTCCATATGAGTGGTCAGGTATGCCAATCTGGGATGGACTACCAGAGCTGCCGCCACAGCTCCTGACGCTCTGGAGAGATTGGGAAAAATTTAGAACCCAGCTCCAAGATATTTGTCCTTGGAAAAAGAAGGCGCAGTTCCAGCCAACGAAGAAGCCACGTCCAAAGGGCAACAACACCAGCGTGATCGACGCCTACAATGAGGCCCATGACATGCACACACTTCTGGTGCAGTATGGCTACAAGCCAACATCGCGCAGCAGATACCTGTCGCCCAACTCCACATCTAAACTGGCTGGCGTAAAATTGTTTGATGATGGCCGTGCGTATAGTCACCATGCATCAGATCCATTTGACAGCGCACACACATTCGATGCCTTCGAGCTGTATCTCCAGTACGAACATCAGGGCAATGTCAGCAACGCAGTCAAAGAAGCCGCCCAAGTTTTAAACGTCACTAATGATCCAGATTATGAATATGACAAGGAGGCCATCGATCACGGCGCAAAAATTGCAGACCAAATTTTATCAAAGCCATCCAATTTATCATCCGACAATCCTCTGGATGGCATACCAGAAAATCTTCTAAGTGTGCCGGGCATCTTGCAGGATGTTGTCAACTACTACACGGTCACGGCAATCAAACCCCAGCCACAGTTTGCAGTCCAAGCAGCCATAGCATATGGATCTGTGGTGATGGGTAGACGTTGGGTGACAGATCAGAGAAACTTTTCCAGCCTATACTTCCTCAACATTGGCGAGACTGGATCTGGAAAAGAACACACCAAGACGGTGTTAGAGGAGCTACTCGAAGAGGCCGGGCTGGATGAGTTGATCGGACCCGCTGGTTACACGTCAGCCGCTGGGGTCATCTCAACGCTCACCAAAAAACCTACACACGTTTCGGTAGTGGACGAGCTTGGACGACAACTGAAGTCAGCCGCTGCCAAGGGGAACCAACACAAGGCAGATGCACTAACATCCATTATGGAATGTTTTGGCAGACAGGATGGCACGCTTAGACAGCAGGGCTACGCAACCAACACAATGAAATCGGCAGATGCTGAGAAACTAGAGAAGGTGGTAAAGCGCCCCAGCCTGACCCTAGTCGGCATGTCCACACCGTCAGAGTTCATGCAGGCAATCGGTGGTGGTGACGTAGCGTCTGGTCTGCTGAACCGATTCGTTATCGTAAAGTCTGAGATCGGGGTGCAGCTATCTCAGAAAAAGCGCAGATCAAATATCTCAGAACGTCTGGCAACATGGTCAAAGGATCACGCCCACGCGCAGATTGGTGATTTAGATTTGGGCAATGCACATGACATGCCACCAAACCCAATTGAGGTTCCGTTCACGTTTGAGGCTGAGACACTGCTCAGATCTTATGAGGAGCGACTGGTGGATGCCATTAGGCGAGAGACTGGCACTGGCTTGGAGGCCATGTACAATCGATCCAGAGAGATCGCCATGCGCCTGTCTTTGATCATATCCAGATCAATGGGCCAAGATGAAATCGGTCCAGACGCAATGCAATGGAGCATCGATTATGTCGATCACTACGCCAAGCAAACTATTGAGATGTTCCGCTCGAACATGGCCGAGGGTCCATTTGATGCAGCGTGTAAAGCCGTCTACGCCAAGATCGAAAAATCTGGTCTGGGTGGCATTACCGAAAGTCAGATCTCACGCACAGTGTCGGCATTTGCAAATATGGAACCCAGACGGCGCAAAGAAGTTTTCGCGGCGTTGCAAGAAGATCGCGGCATTGAATACCGCCAGACAAACGAGGGGCAGAGGGGCAAGCCAAGGTTTGCTTATTTCGCCCCACCACAACATTGAGGATAGAAAATGGATAGAGCAGAAATTTTAGATACCGCAAAAAAATATGTGACCAAGGATCGTGCAGACCAGCACGGCGATATGGAAAGTAACTTTACAATGATAGCTGATCTCTGGTCAGTCTATCTGGGTGTGGAGGTCAAGCCGCACGATATTGGCGTCTGCATGGCACTCCTGAAAATCGCCAGAGTCAAATCAAATCCCAAGAATAAAGATAATTGGATTGATGGGGCTGGATACATGGCGTGTGGCGGGGAGTTGTCGGGATGAAGTCATCAGTTATAATCGGGGGAAAGTCGCCCAAAAACAGCCGCAACGCTGCTGACTTCTACGCAACCCCACCTGAATGCACCATCGCACTGATCGATAGATTTGATTGGCTGTTTCGGGGTGGGCGTATTTGGGAGCCAGCTTGCGGCGATGGGGCGATCTCAAAAGTTCTGGAGGAACGCAACTTCAGAGTGATCTCAACGGATCTGCATGACCGTGGCTATGGCCATAGTAACATGAACTTCCTGACTGCTGATTGTTCCTGCGATGGTATCATCACAAATCCACCATTTAATCTGGCTGCTGAGTTCATTGAGAGATGCGCCCAAAAAGAAGTTCCGTTTGCAATGCTCACCAAGGCCACATTCTGGCACGCTAAGAAGCGGCAGAGACTGTTCTGGCAGACAAAGCCACTGGCTGTGATTGCTCTGACGTGGCGTCCAGCGATGTCACCAGAGCGTGGAAAGAGCGCCACAATGGATTTCATTTGGACAGTCTGGAGCAAAAAACCATCACTCAAAACAAATTATATTTTGGCTAGTAAACCGACTTTACCACCACAATCTGATGTGATTTAAGATCGCTGTGGGTGACACCGCTGGGCATTCGTTTTCAAACGCAGCCGTGAAACCCACACGATTATTCCATATTATCTACCATTAATTGTATGGCGTAAGCGGCGACTGGGTTCAGCGGCCTCTCCCCGCTCTCCCATCGGCGTATGGTGCGGTTACCGTTCTGTCCCATGCCCCACTCATCTGCCAGAGATTGCTGGCTGTATCCAAGCGCGCGTCGCGCATTTTTGAATTGCTCTGGTGTCATGTCGTCACCTCTTCAATTTCATCCCACATCTCACGGTCAAGGCGAGCGAGTGTATTGTCGATATGCTCGGCAACTCTCTCGCGGGTGTTGGCAAACTCCCACAACTTTTTACCGTATGGCCATCCCTTCGCTCTCCACTCACCATAAGGGTTGTTTGGGCTGGTGTCGTTGTGGATTTCAATGCCGCGATACGAATAGACGTTGCCGCCAAAAGATCCAGTTTTATTTAATTTTGTGAATTTGCGTTTTGTCATTTTGTATCTCCTAAGTAGTGGGCTTCATTGCCCTATACAAGTAACGTAGGACATCTGGCCCTCATGTTCAAGGGCTATATGCAAATTATTTTAAATTATTTTTTTCGTGCCTTTATTTATTGCAGTATTTAGTGCTTTTTTAAATAACGGTGTATTCTCTATTTAAAACAATGGCTTAGTATTAATTGCATTTATTGCAATAATGCAGTCACCTATAGTGCCTAATACCCCCCCCATATGTATCAGAGAGAGGGGTATGGTAGGTAGTATGTAGTAATGTAATAAATAATATATCTATTATATATACTATAAGAATAAGGGGTTTGGGATGGGTGAATAAGTGCAGTCAGCTAGACTGCAATAAATAAGCATTAAATACATTAAAAAACTTTCGGTGACCCCTTGCAATCTATGACAGGTGTCTTATGTATGTTTTATAGAGAGAGGGAGACAACACATGTCTATACGCAGAATGGAATACAAAAAGAATGGCTTCGACATCAGATGCCGCGTTGAGGGATCTGGAGAATACGCAGAAGGGATTATCCTCTGGAAGCGTTACGGTGAGGATCATTACACCGTGATCGGCAAAATCTATAAAACCACAACAGCTCCATGTGGCACAACACGCGATACCCCAACTTGGCATCACGTCAGAGGCGAAAGCCCAGTCACCAAAAAGTCTTGGCACGAAGCGGCCAGAGATCTTTATGCTGCCTTCTCAAAAAAGGAGGCGGCATGAATTTTATTCAGCAAACAAATATCGATGGTGGGGTGTGCTTACTCCCTGCCGTCCAAGTGTCAGCCACAGAGCAAGAACTCGAATGGCTGATCGAAGGGTTGGACGGTCTTGTTCTTCCAGATCGTGCGAAGCGCATCAAGAGATCCTTGAAACGTGCGCTTCGTGAAATCGAGGGGGAAGCGGAATGAAGGTGATCATCAGAAAAACCTATGAGGATGGTGAGGAAGTTATCGAAACTTTCCCCACGTATGAGTCTGCTCTCGAAAGGGCATTGGAATTGAATGAACAGGAAGGCGATGAGTGTGATATCGATGTTGAGGTTACGGTATGATCAAGACATCCATTAATGAATTGTTGCGGAGCTATTCGAGGAAGCCAGACACTTTGAAGATCTGGCAGCTTTCTAAGGATGGTTTGTCAGCAAGACAAATATCTCAGCAAACAGGCTTCAAATTTAACAAAGTCAATTCAGCACTTCGCCGTGGGCGTGAGGCAAAAATTCTACCGCCCATCGTGAAGTCACAGTTATCAAAACAATTTGGTCGGCAGACATATATGCGGTTGGGATCAATCTCATCAATCTGCGCTGCCTTGAGTGAGGATCAGGTAAACTGGCTTGGCAATGAGGCGAGGCGATTGCAGTGTGAAACCGTGAGTGAATTTATTTTGGAATTGGTGCGTGATGCACACGCAAATGAGGAGTTGAATAATGGATAAGCTAAAAGAAATGCTCCGCGAGATGGAGTGTGACCTCGGGATATGGGGAGATATAATTGGAGGGTTATGCTTAATGCTGACCCTCTATCTAATATTAATATTTGCGGTGGTGCTATGAATAGAATGGAAAATCAAATCCAAGAGTTTTTGGGCGTTCTAGATTCAACTCAGACATCAATCAATCACATGTTGGTGTTCTCAATCATCTGCCAGAACCAGCCAATCACCAGCGCAGATCTTTCCGAGAGAATAGGTATGAAGAAATCTACTCTCAATAGATTGCTGCACTCGCTATCAAGCAATAGCAGAGGCCAAGTCAAGGCGGCAGAGTTAATCGAAATCGAAATGATGCATGATGATAGGCGTCACCGAAGCATTAGTCTCACGCCAAAGGGTGAGAGCCTGATGAATAAAATGTTTGGAGATAAATGATGATCATTAAATCTTGGAAGTTCACTGGCTTCAAATCAACCTTCCCAGATTGGGTTGCAGAAAATACATCCAAACGTGCAGGATCAAATCACCTCTGGGTTCACACTCAGTACGGTGAAGCGCCAGCAAGAGTTGGTGAGTGGATCTCAATCAATCTGCGAGGCCACGTCGATATTCACTCAGATAAACCAAACAGAGGATGGTCAAAGAAAATGATGGCAGGATCAGCGTTTGCAGTCATAGTTTTCGTTTTGCTTGTTACAGTGGTTGCGTTGTGATAGATCAAATACATTACTGCTCTCCAATCCATCATGCCTGTGACAGATTGGTCAACTGACCCGCTTCGGCGGGTCTTTCTTTTTCTGAAATTATAAAATAAGCTCTAACTGAGAAAGGTACTCACATGGCAAAGAAAAAATCAAAGAACCCTGTCGGTAGGCCGAGGTTCGAGGTCACAGAGGAAGTTCTGGC